CTGAATAATCGAACAATACTTTGGCAACAAAACGCATCATTGGTTCAATAACCGCCGCGTATGAAAACGCGATACCGCATACCCACATGATGAACGGCCTAGCCCCGGCTATAAACCAGTTACTAGACTTGGCTTCCTCTACATTCACCGCGATCTGTGCAAGCTGGATTTTAATCCCGTTGTCCATTGCGAACTTCTGGAACTCGGTATCTATCTCCTTTGCTTTCAATAATTGTTCAGGAGTCCAGCCTTGTAAGGTAGATTTAATCGCGTCAACAGTGGCTTCCTTCGCTCCTAACTTATCGGCTAGGAACTGAATCCCTGCCGCTGCGATACCTCCTGCGGGGCCGGTTATGAATTGAGCGATTGCGGGGAGTGCGTTAGTCCAAGACATAGTTATTCCATGAATAGTTTTTTCTCAGCCTCGCGCCTACGAGTCAATCCGGGCAAGACCTTACCTACAGATTTGTTCCATCTTCCAAACTGTTGAGCCGCCGCTTCCTTGTTTCCTTGATTCAAAAGTTTAAGCAAAGTCGAGGCTTTCAAAGACGCACAGCCACAGTTATAAGAAAACGAAACAAGAGCATCGAACATCCCTTGAGTCATTTCCACTTCTACAGACTCGTTAACGCATTCCTCAAATCTGTGAACGTCTAACCTGAGCAATTCGTCGGCTTCCTCTTGGGTGATTTCGTCACCTAACTTAACCCCTCCGGTATGGCCGTAACCGATAGTAATCGGCTCTCCACCAGTGCCAGGATCGGGATAAGCCTTTAGTGAGAGTCCTTCAAACGATTTAATGAGTTCCAAACCTTTGTCGCTGATTTTCAAACCATGTATCCCCGTTCGTAAAGTGTGCAAGGTAGATCGTTCATTTCGTCGCCATCACCAGAAAAACATTCGCTAGGGCGTATGCCACCAGAACTAACGCCATCCAATGCTTTCCTTCCGCGAACAGGCTTACCGCTGCCCCCGCGTATAGGAGTGAGGTAATTAAAAGCAGGGGTGCGCTCACGAGTAGGCTTTTTCAAGGAATTTCAGACTCACAAACATTGGGTCGTAATGTCCTTCACCGTCTACCTCATGCTTAATCACAATCTGCCTTCTTTGGTTGTTGCCCTGATAACCTAGATAATCTTCGTCGTGCTGGTAGAACGTGCCTGAGAATAAAGCGATGTTCTGAGTCTTTTTGTGGATCGCTATATCTGTGTGTTGGACATGGCCTTGAGTGCAGGAACGTTGGCGCTCTCGAAGGAGGGTCGCGGCAGAGGCAACTGGTCGGCCCATAACACCACTTGTGAAGTAGTGGCAGTATTCGATGCCATCAATGAGAACGGGCTTGAGAAAGTCGTGGACTTCCCATCCGTAATCTTTAAGCCCGAGATCATCAAACGAGAACTTTCCTGAAAACTCTGGGTTGTTATCTGCCACCCTAATGACTCTGTGTTCATGGTTTCCTAGAGTGAATACCAGTCTAGGCTTGTAATCTTTAGTCTCTTGTATAGGCTTTAAGAATCGCTCCATAGCCTTGCGACCGGCTTTGATGTCATCGACATACCTTCTACCTTCAAAGGCCAGCTTCCCCTTGTCGTAAGAGGATAGGGAGGGCATATCAAACCAATCACCGATCATTACTATTACGTCGGGTCTTTTCTCGGAGGCGTAGTTACCAGCCCATTCAAGGTGATCTGTGTTCACCCCTGGTTTAACCTGAGTATCAGGTATGACCATGTGCATCCGGCCTAATCGTTGCTTCTGGTAAATCCGTGGGGCTTCTTTTTTGAATGTAGGTCTTAGCCCCCTGAGTTTTCCTGCCGCCGCCCTGCGCTCCAATGTGTTTCTTGGGATGTCCGTAGCACCGGCTAATATTGCCAAGTGCGCCGATCCGTATTCTTCGATGATGTCAAGTGCTTGAACCAAAACAGAGTCAGGCAGTCTCTTAAATGTCACTTTTCCTTTCGTTACCCATCAGGGATTGAACAAGGTCATTCTTTTAGCTTCAGAACGTCAATGTCTCCACCGCAGAACATGTTTATTCTTGTCGCCTCTTTACAAGCTAAATCAGGAGGCATTTTCTGGATTCTCATGCAATACAACGCTACGTCAGCCCCACAGCCTACTGCGTAGTTTTTCTCTTTCAACTTAAAGCCGTTTAGGGAATTGTTATAAAGAAATATCCCGTCATCCCTCAGATGAAGGATTGAGAAATTGTCTTTTTCGTAATCGAAAACAGGTCTGTCATTGGCCGGTTTCCCTCTGGCTATCCAGTCCATGACTAACTCAGGATGATTCCCTGCCCCGCCGAGAATCGAACCGTCAAGTAAGCGGATCATCTTGTCTGCGTAGTAATGGCTTGAGTCATCTTCATGGCAGAGGGAGTCAGCGGCCATCATTTCAAGGTTGCAAGCAATGACGGTCATTGGAGATTCTTCTTATCAATTACCAAGACAGCCATTACAAAATCTCCAGCAAATACTAGAACCCGACCATCTTCTAAATAAACGTGCATCCCTTCGTCTGTTCTTTCTCCGTGGGATATAACTGAACCGCTTAGATGCTCCATCACATCCTCAACGGTGGAGAGTTCCATCTAAACCTCTGGGTCTCGCTTAAACGCCCTTGAGGACATCTCTCCCCTGTCTCCTGTCTCATCAATCAAAAGCACGTTTCCGTTAAGAGGCATCCAGCAAGCCTCCAAAGCCTTCCCCTGCCACACGACCGCAGCACTTTTAAACTGCGAGTGATACTGTTCTTGAATCATGTTTAGAACAGTTTTATTCGTGCAGGATTTATCAGTGTCGAGTGAGATTGTTATCTGAGGGTTTCGGAACCAGACTTTCTCAGCGTGGACAGAAAGGGAGAGGGAAATCAGAAGAAGGATTAGGTATCTCATTATTTGCCCCTCAACATTTCAACAATCTTGTCCAGCTTCGCGTCAAAGTGGTCGCGCTGGTTCTTTATCTCGGTAAACAGGGAGATTTCCGTTTGCCTTCGTTCGTCTCTGTCCTTGTCTGCGCGGGTAACATAGGAATCAAAAGTTGAATTAGAGACCTTCCCTTCCTCCAACTTAGCAATCCTTCCCATCGTCGTTGTCCAGAGCCAAGCACCTACAGCAGCAATGGCGGCAGCAACCCACGCCAATACTTGACTTAGAAAACTCCCGTCCTCGGCTCCTGATGCCATTTCGTTTCCCCAATAAAAAAGCCCCTTTCGGGGCCGGTTAGTCGTTTATGTCGGATATCTAAACAAATAAAAACGCCACGGCAGAGCAAACCGCCAGCGCCAGCAAAACCGCCGCAGTCGCACCGCGCACGGACAACTGAACGAACAGCGCACCTTCTGCAATTCGCGCCTGCACATACTTGAGATCACGCCACCAGAACGCAGGATCATCTTTCGGGTTGATCGGCTTCCATCCGACATAGCCCTTGAACTCACGCCCAAAGACTTCCCCAAAGTTCCATGTCAGGAACGGATACCGACCGCGCATCAGTATCACTCGCTGCAAGTCGAGCAGACTCCACGACTCACCATATTGGTTATACATAGGGGCAATCTCAGCCCACACCGCACGGCGAAATCGGAAATTGATTCCTTTGCCTTCGGGCCACGGATGCGCCTTTGCGTCGAGTTCGTCGTTGGTCACAGCTTCGCCCGCTTCGGTGCTATGGCTGCTTCTGCTGCCGATGCTTTGACGTATGCGGCTTGCGCTTGAATCCCGAGGCTGTCACCGGCGGCAAGAATAAACTCGCGCAGTTCGCGTTGCGTGATCTGTCGTTTGCTTTCTTCCTCGACGATCTGCTCTAGCGCGACAACCGATTCTGGCTTCGGATCGCTCAGACTTTCCTGCGTCGGCGGGAAGTCTTGATCCAAAATAAATTCACCTTCACCAGGTTTGTAATCATCCTCAACGCCACGAATGTCCGTTGCAAGCCAGCTAATTTTTTTGTATGCAAATTTCATATTAGTTTGCTCCATTCGGGTATCTAAAGGCACGCAATACTAGGTTTGTGGAAGGAGAACTTCCTACTGTGACAGTGTGTTGGTAATAAATACTTGCAGAACCGTTGATGTTGGTTATCCAAGCCTCTCTGCCCATCCATGTCGGCATACTTCCGGCACCAGCAGAGGCCGCTTTGTAAGGTGTTCCCCAAACCGTTGCATTGATTCCCGATGCAGATCGCAATGACAGGGCGATGTCGTAGTTGGCGGAACCGTCTGCGGTGCAAGTGCCGGTGCCTGAAATCAGAAATTCCTCTGTGTTTGCTCCTGCATACCCTGACAAACTTACACTTGTCTCAGTAGTTGCAGTTCCACCAGTAAGAGCGTTATAGCCGCCGTCAATCCTGCAAACACTTCCACGATAGCGGTAGTTTTCATCAATCGACGATCCGCCCCACCGAAACGGCCCGACAATCGCCCATTCTGTGTAGTCCGTTGGCAGCGTCGGCGCGGTTTCCGATGTGGAAAACAGCAGCGCATCAGTCTGCCCCTCTCCGCTTATGACATAGCAGAAAATCACGCCCGCGCTGAATGTCCCTGACTGATCCCGTCCGTTCGCCGCAGAAGCGCCCTGCGCGGCAGACAGATCGCTGGATGTAACGCTTACGCTTCCAAGTCTGCGCGTGATTCCTGATGTCGGGTTGCGTGTAACGCATTCTTGCGCGGTTACGGTGAAGGTGGTTGATGACTGCGGGTATGCAACCAGCCTTCGGAAAGACTGATTGCCCTGCCCGCTAGTTCCTTCTGAGCCGTTGGTAAGAAAACCACCAGCAGAATTGGCCGCAATCGCTAGGGCGGTAGAAACTCCGGTGCCTAGACCAGTGATGTCACCGACAGCGGGGCCAATAACAGTTTTCCCTGTGGCCTTTTGATAGGCCACGCACCGCCAATTACCAGAACCCTCAGAAATCATCACCGCAATGTCACCGTCTGCCGTGGTGATATTTGCACCACCCGGAAGGATCAAAGAGGTTGCGTTATGAGTAAAAGTTAAGGCTCCCTCAAACTTCAGGACTTTCCAGATACCAGCCCTTACAGTTCCCAAACCTGTAATCGTCGTGGTTCCGGTAATGTCGTGGGCTAAACCCTCAACGGCACCTATATCTGTAGTGGTCGCAGAGGCAATATCAGCCCCTTTATGAGACAAACCCCTGACGATAACCCCTTGAATTTCCCTGAGATTGTCGTCTAAACCCGTTCCGATGCTGGTTGCGCCAGAGGGGGCGTTTGACCCAGTTGTCGATGACCAACCGGCTAATGTGGCTGCTACATCTGCCATTGTTTACTCCAATAAAAAAACCCCTTTCGGGGCTGTGTTATAGTTTTGGGATGGAACTGACGGATTACATGCTTTTAAAGCTGATAATCGTCGCGGTAATCGCTTTTATTGCCGGACTGCTTGGCTGGCTGCGTTAATCAACAATGCTCTTGTAGGGTCGTTTTCAAGTGCCGATAAAAGACCCTGCATTGATCCTTTCCCATAATTGGCGGGGTTTAAAAAAGCCTGTTGATACGGCTTTGATAAAATCCCGTATCTTGATGCAACCCTAGCCGCAGGTAGCGCAGTTAATAGTGGCGCACCAGCACCGGCACCAGCGCCAGCGGTAAACATATCCAAAATTGTTAATGGGTTTGCGTTACCTGATTTTGCAATACCAGCAACATCTCCGAAGTTGTTTGCAAACCTACCAATCGTCGCAAGTTCCCCTGAGAGGGGTTTCCCTTTCTGCAAGGCCCTGCCTAGAACCTTCGCGTCTACAACGCCACCGCCCTCCCTGATCGCATCCTCAACCGTGTGGGCTTTTGCCATGAGCGTTCTTGCGTCCCTGAAACCCTTTAGAAGCTCTTTGCCATTTTTCCCCATCACTTTTAGTTGTCTCTCAATTTGATCCTCAAGAGCTTTTGCAATCTCCCTTTGAGCGCGACCTAAAGCCTTATCCCCCTTTTGGAAGGAACCAGCAGCATCATCTCTCAGGTTTTGGATTGTCTTAATTGCGTCATCTGCTGAAAACATCTTTACCTTGTAACCATCAACCAAACTCGTTACAGCCTCTTTTTCTGCGGCAGGGAAAGATTTTGCGGGGCCACGGTATTTGTTGGCGATCTGGTCAAGAGCGTTTTCGTATGCCTTCCCCGTCAGCATTGGGGCGCTGCTTTGCGTCACAGGTTTATAACCAGCATCAAACGCCGCACTCCTAACGGCTGCGGTTGTCTCGGATGTGAGTGGCGCGTCAGCAGAAAGGCCCAACGCCTTACGTGCAAGATTGTCAGTTACAGCCTGATTTTTTATAGTTGCAAGCTGGTTTGTTTTGTATTTCCCTGAAACGCCCTCAAGAATCCTGCTCCCAACTCCACCACCAGCAAGTGACGGGGGGGCCACATAACCGGCAGCAAGAGAATCTTCAAGCGTTTTAGACAGCACAGGGTTTAACTGTTTCTGCCCCAATGCGGCCCTCGTTGCTTGACCAGCGGCACCAGCCAATTTGACCGCGACAGGAAGCCCGCCACCGATTAAAGCTCCAACGGGCGCGGATTCAGGGTCAACCATGCCAGCCATAACATAACCACCAAGACCGCCGCCGCCGACCCGGATTGCGGCGTTACCTGCGCTTTGTGCGAGGCTTGTCTTAGCCATAGGGCCGACCATGCCAGCGGGGTTAAGTCTTAGACCGCCCGACTCAATGGCACTTGCAACTTTGGGGGCGATGTTTGAAACTCCGGGGATAAACTTCGCCGCACCCATAAAAGCCTTTGCCATAGCGCCAGGTATCCCGGCAGTTCCCGCGATCTGAGCGCCCAAATCACCGCCCTTGTAGAGCATTGAATTGGTGTCGGCATGATCCCTCATGAATTGTTCAATGGCTGCGATTCGCTCCTGATTCCTGCTTAAAGGTTGATCTCCAGTAATAAGCCCAGAAACCGTAGGCCCACGGTCTCCCTTGATGTAATCGGTTGCCGCGTCTATGGGACGCATAAATGTCGTCCCAAACCTTGACGCGCCACGCAAAGCGCCCATAGCGGTTTCGCCGATGCCCTCCATGACGGTCATTGGCTCCTGTTGGGGCGTGTTATCAATAACCTCACGGAATCCGAGCTTTTTTGTAAATTCAGAATAAGGAACATCTGAATAAAATTTACTGTGCAATGCTTTGGCAAGCTGCACGTCTGGGATGTCCTGATATTGAGGATATTGCTGACGTATTTCTGCCAGTGTTTTCATTAACGGATTCCGAGAGGATCGTTGTTATCTGTGGATCGGCGGTTATATCCACCGGAGGCTCTTTGTTGGAGCTTCTTTAGACCATCTTGAACGGCTTGGTTAAACTCCCTCGCAGCGGAGATGTATTCAGCCTCAGATTGAGATGAATCCATCCGAGCCTTTGCGGATTCAGCTTTTTTGCCTTCAATTTCCGTAATCTGACCGCCGCCTTTAAGCATTTGGTAAGCGTCAAGGAACACAGTGCCGGACAACTGTTCGTGTCTGCGCTTAAAGTCTGCCGTTGAAGTGCCTGGGATGTATTTAAGCCCCGGAACAGCCATACCATCAATACCTGGAACCGCAGAACCAACAAAAGACTGAAAGCCCGGATGAGGCTTAACGACAGGCTGACCGGGAACAGAAGGAACAACTTTACCATTTACGACCTGCTGAGAGCCGATCATCTCCGACACCAACTTGTTGACCTGCGCGGCCTTCGCTTGTGCGTCTGGTAACGCTTCTTGTGCGCCAACAGTATTTTTCGCCGTTTCTGTTGCCGCCGTTCTTGCGCCAGCTAGACCAGCTTGGATATTCGGATTTGCGTCAAACGCCAGCCGATCCCTTGCGGTTTGAGCGCCCACGTTTGTCCCGTAGATACTCGCCCCCACAGTCGCCGCGTTGTTTGCGCGTGAAGTCTGATTGGTCGCGTTGGTGTTAGCCGATACTCGGTCATATCTGGAATTTTCCCCCTGCTCTCGTAGAGCAGCATCAGGGGTCGCGGTCTTAGCCATTGTTCCGATTAACTGACCGCCGCGCATAATTCCTATTGACCCACCCAAGTCCTGATACTTTATCCCACTGTCTTTAAGCCACGCGCCTGGATCGACTAAAAATCTCTGCTTCTCTATCGGGTCAGAAATACTATTGGCAAAGGTATTAACCCTTTCCTCTTGGGTGCCTTGCTTTTTAAGCCGGTCAATGAGCATTGCATTTTGAAGCTGGTTGCTCTTTTCCGCCCTCGCCTGTTGTAAGGCTTGTTGTTGCATGGCAAGACCTTGCATCCCGCCCGCGCCAAACGCGGGGCCAAAGCGTCCGTAGTTACCCGTGTTATTGGAGAGAATCCCAAGACCGGCACCCAACAGGCCCATCATCTGAGCTTGTTTTTTGTCGTCGGCTGAAGGGCTTAAAAGCCCCTGAAGTTGGCTCAAGTCCATTAGTAGCCCCTCATTTTCCTTAACGTCGAAGGATCAATGTATCCAGACCCCAGACCATAGGGGGAGAGTGATGCGAAACTCTGAGATTGGCCCTGTTGCGGATAAACAGGCATCGCAGGAGGTGGCGACATCATGGGTTGCCCTTGTTTGGGTTTCATAAAATTCACGCCCATCCCGCCCATTTGCATCGCGTCTTTAAACCCCATACCAGGGGCAGCAGAAGCGCCCCCAAGAAGCCCCCAACTATTCCCCGCTGCGGGGAGAGAACTAGGAACAGCCGAAGCCATCCCAGACAGACCCCCCGTAAATCCTGAACCGGGGCCAGCGCCGAGCATCGCTGCGTCAGTGGTTGCTTTAAGACCAAGACCAGCTCCAGAGCTTGTCCCGCCAGCCCCTAAAAGAGCGCCCTCACCGGCACCAGCAGTCAGCCCTGTCCCTGCGGCCTCACCAGCACCACCAGCCAACAGAGGGCCACCGAAATACCCGCCCATACCACCGAGCGCAGCCCCACGGAGAGGGTCTTTTTTATCCAACATCGCGCCCGCACCAGCCCCTAGCATTGCATAAAGAGCTGGCCCTGAAACTACGCCGCCATCAGCCATAATTACCCCCAAAGTCCAAGTAGACCACCCGCAGCAGCACCCACAGGCGCATACTGACCATTTCCATACATCGACCCGATACCGGCACCGGCAAGACCACCGCCGATTGCATTAGCAAAACGGTTAGGTTGATACGGATTCGGGGCAGAGGTGATTGTTTGACCCCCACCACCCACAGAAGCCCTTAGAGCGTTCGCCAATACGTCCAAATTCTTGTAGGGCTGGTTTTGCTGGTTCATAAAGTCCTCGTATTGCATGTTGAGGACATCTTGATTCGCTTGCCTTCTCACATCACCAACACCGAGCAGGGCTTGTGCGTCGGTGTAGTCTTGTTGTGCAAACTGAGGGGCCAGAGCAGACATCCTCTGCTGTGCCGCCCTTTCTGCTGCGTAATTTTGACCATAAGCGTCATTGGCGACCTGCCCCAGACTACGGGTCAACAACTCTTGATGGGCAGACCCACCAAAGGCACCGGGCCGGTTGAATTGGGAATTAACCCTTGACTGAACCTGCCCCATCGCATCATCTACTGTTGACTTCAGATACGGGTTTGATTCTGGCCTTAGAAAATCACCGTTAAGCGTCTGAACGGCGTTTTGACTCGCAGCGTTCATAACCGGAGAACCGGCCAAAGCCCGGTTTGTGGTCATGTTCAGCCCCATTTCCTGCTCTCCGGTGACGGGTGCAAGCCGTTGACCGGGATAAGGGTTAAACGGGGCGTTAGAAAGTTCTGTTGACCTCGCCAATAAACTCTCTGCCGCAGGTTGCGCGTAATCAGGTAGTTTTACAGTGCTGGTCGTTGTGGTGTTCGCTGGTGGTGCGCTTGATCCGCCGCCTGAACTCATAATGGAACCTCGTAATTAACAGATTTAACTTTGTATCGTTTTTTCCATCCAAGACGCGGGGAGCCGAAACTAATGCAACTGGCACCTATGTCCCGCGCTATCCTTTTCACCTGTTCTTCTGCGTATTCGTAAATGCTTTTATTCTTTGAATAAGCAATCCAAACATGCAAAAACAACTCATTCGTGTATTGGTCTCTTTTCGGAGTCAAAACCAGAAAACCCGCGTATTCGTTTTCATCGAAACCTAAATACAGAAACGAAATCCCTGCCTTTATGTGGTGATAAACGTCCTCAGGAATCCATTTATCCGAGTCGGCGCGTTTCTTGACAACAAAAAGCCCCTCTTTTACAAGGGGCCAGCAGGAGTGAATATCAACCGGATTTATTTGATTAAGTCTGAATGACACCAAATCCCTTCCAAGTCCCAGGAGTTCCAGAGGTCACACAAATCCACCCGAAATAACCACCGGCAGAGGGTGCTGAGTTCTTCACCCAATCCCCCGCAACGTGATCCCCCGTGGTAGGAGCAGCAGTTAAAGACCCGTAATAAGCCGACTGCCCGCCCTCGGAGAGCATGTTGACCTGTTCTTCAATTTTGCGGATTACATCAAACAAAGTTTGACGGTTGTAATCCTGCGAAATCCTGACCGATCCGCTTAACTTACTCACTTCCGCTTGCCTGTGCGTCGAATACAAGTCCCGTCAATTCAACAGGGCCGGAAAAAGCGAGGTTAAACCTGTGCCAACGGGCTTCCCTCAAAACATCAAAACGGGAACTGGACATATTTACCGTTGTGTCCGTGGTTAGGGAATCCCCCAAGTTATACCTGTAATAATTGGTCATCGTCGCTGAAGTCGGGGCAGTCTGGAATCTTGGCTTAACCCTCGAAATCAGCATTTGAGTGGAGTCATCGCCTATATCCCCCGTGGTGATCTGACTTGTAGTCGATGCCCCGGTCAAAGTCTGCAAAACATGAGAGGTATCGAAATAAGCCGGTATCGGATACCCACCCGACCAAATCCCTGAGTCATAAGAGACACTTGGCAAATCAGCGTAAGTCGAATACAGAGTCCCTAAATCGTCGTAAGTCGTTCCCGCTGAGATGTATTCCAAAACAGCCTCAACAGAACGGTCATCCCTGCCCCATTTATTCGACCTGTAGTTATAAACAACGCATTTATTCGGCGTTACAGAAGCACTCGTCGGATAGAAGAAATAAACCCTTGAATTGATCCTATCGTGCATTGCAAAAGTCGCGTTAGCGTATGTCTTGTTCAGTTCTCCAAATACAGTCTCTTTGATGACGTTCGTTCCCAAAGGAATCGGCCTTGAACCGTCGAAACTGTAGAAGTCCTCATACCCCATGAATATATGTCTTGGGTCGTCAGAGGTTCCTACATCAACAATGCAGTAATTTGAAGCCGCACCGGTTTCTCCGGAGATCAGGGAGAAATCCCAAACAGTCGGAGCGCCAACGTAAACACCCAGATACATTGACCGTTGTTTGTAAATAATGACGTTACGGCCAAATCTCTTAATGCCTATGTTCCTGCCTGAAGTGTCATTCAGACTCACAAAACCGCATTGAGTAGCAATGCTCGGAGTCCAATCGGTGTAATCACCAATCGCAGACCAATAAACTCCATTGGGTGTATCTGTTCCATCGTTGTAATCTGCGAGGATTACGAAGTTCGCCGCCGTCTCGACATAACTCGCTTTTGGCGCACCCGATAAATCAGCAAAAGCCCCGGTTATGCTGTATTGAGGGTTGTCTGACTTTGTAACCGCAAGAGACACATTCCCGAACTGGCCGAAAGACCATCGGACCGCAGCGGAATAATCACCACCGGATGCCCTAGTCCTGTCCGTCCATGTCCCACTCACATCCTCGTAAAGTTTTGTAGATGTTCCGGCAAAAAGCCTTGATGTCGCGTCCAGTTTCAACAAAGAAGCCGCCCCCGTGCAAGCAGCAGCCAGAGCAGAAAGACCCGCCGATACAGCAGAGGGCGCACCGGCCACACCGTTTAATGTGGGAACGATTGAAATGCAATCAGTTAAAACGCCCGGAGTCGCGGGGTCTGCGTCCGGGGCATAACCGACAATCGGCGTTTTAGTAATCATGCCGCCCTTACCATCAACCCGCCACCGGAGGCATCTTCAGCCTTATCTTGCCTTCTGAGTTGTTCTTGAATCTTCAAGTATTCGTTTTCCCATACCTGAATCCGAGCGTCATTCGCAAGGTAAGGTGTCGCAGCGAGAAGTGCGGCGTATAAATAAAGGTCTGGGTTTGCCAAAAACAACGCATTCGCGCTCGACTGTATAGAAGTCGGTTGGGCGTAGTAAATGCCCTTAACGGTAAAGTCACTTGAAGGATAAGGCCCGAAAATGAAGTTACTGCCCTCCCTTGCGATGAATTGCGGATACCCGTCCGTTGCTCTTGTGGGGTATTTGTCGTAAATCTGTGAAGCCTCAACCCGTCCTAGTTTAATCGTCGGGGAGGTGTCCAGATAAACAGACTTAAACTCAAGGTAATCCGAAGGAACCGCTATCACTCCAGATGACATTGTGTCGCTGAAAGCAGCCTCCATGACACGGACGCGGGTTTCCCTGAAAATCCGTTTTTCACCGAAAACAATAAAGTCCGGTATCTGCGAGGAAAGGTCTGCCCTGTGCAGCCAGTTCCCTACAGCGGTTTGGAGTTCTGCGTAAGTGGTAATTGCCATTTAAGTCTTTCCCAACAAAGTTCCATCTCGGATGACTCCCACTCACAACCGTAAAGAGACCTGATCCACTTCTCACGGTCTGGATAAATGGGAGACTCAATTTTCGTAAAATCTTTTTCAGAAATCGGACTTGCGGGGCTAAATTCAGAGGTAAAAAGCGGCTTTCCATAAAGCGCACTCTCTACATCAGCAACAGACCCGAAACTCACAACAGCCCAACAGTCTTTAATGACGGAAAATAAATCACCGTCATGCTTTCTCTTGACCATAATCACCCGGTCTGTGTTTTTCCTTACCAGGTCGATTGTGTCTGCCAGCCAATTAGAAGCACGGTAAACCCTGCTCACATACTCAGCGGGTGGGAGGATGACAATATGCCCGCCGTAGTCCTTCCAATCGAATACCGGCGTTTTTGGAGTCTCCTCGTAGTCTCGCCAATCGGTGTTGTGGAAATTGCTCACACAGAACCGAGCGTATTTAAGGCCCAAATCCCTCCGAAAATACCCGTGGTCGATATAGACGTAAGGGATTTTCTTATCCCGGCACTCAGTCTGTATCTCATCAGCACCGTTTAAATTCCCGACGATTACCGGAATTGACTCACCATCCCAATTCTTAACAATCTGACCACCGGATACAGCATGAAGCCTTTTTAAGCAGTTATCCCTTCTTTCAACGCCGCTTAAAACAAATTGCATCAGACAAAACCTATATGGGCGGGGCTTGGGTTAATCAAGTAATCAATAATCTTGTTCTTATTGTTAAATTGGCAATGATGACACTTTCTTGCATCAAACTCATATCTTCGGTGAGACTTGAGCCATGACGCAAAACTCATATTACTCAGGTCTCCTATCTCACCGGCGGTTGTATATGCGTTAGTGCAACATGTGTAAACCTTTTGATCCCCGCCGATATACAAAACAAACTGTTGATACCCGCAAAAAGAATAATCAGGAGACTCTTTTTTAAGGTCTAAAACACGGTCATCAAAAAAATCAACAACCTTAAAATTATCGTCCTCAAGGTTTTTGGCTAAAATACGTTGTGCGTTTATTTCATCTATAAGGCCATCGTAGTAATCAGCCCCGCCTGTTGAGAACATCGCAGATACACGTATATAAGGTATTCCGAAACCCTTAACGATCTTCGCGCAATCCTCTAATTCCTTGTAATTCTCTCTTGTAAGAACAAACCCAACGCCGATAAGCGGGCCTTTCTTTTTCCCCAACATATCGAGGTTTTTCATCACCTTGTCCCAAGCAAGGCTCTTTCTAATCCTCTGGTAGGTTTCTTTTTTTCCAGCATCAAGGCTCACTCTGAGCCAAGTCAAACCATCTACAGCAGGACAATCCTTTAATCGAACCGCATTTGTTACCAATCCGGTTGATAGCCCAAGACTTTGGGCGTATGTAATGATCTTTTCCCAATCAGGATGAACAGTAGGCTCCCCGCCACCCGTAAACTCTATGGCCTCAACACCCAAACTCGCACAATCCGAAAGAATCTCAAAAACCTTCTCAGTTGGGATGCGGCGGTTTGGGTTTTTGTTTCCATCAACACCAAACTTCTCCGTTGAGAACCCGCCCTCCATGCGATAAGCGCAGAAATGACAATCTTGGTTGCAAAGGTCTGAAAGGATGATTTGCACATGCGAGGGAACAACATCCTTACCCCGCCTTAAATCACCTATTTTCTCAATGTGCCAAGCAGCTTTTAACTCAGACAACTCAAGCATTGATTTTCTTCATTAGTAAATCAACCCTGTGCCTGTATGTGTGATTCTCAAGCACATGAGCCAAAGCCCTTTCAGTGATCTCAGACCTTCTTTTTTCATCAAGAACAACATCTATCGCTTCTTCAATGGTTGTAAACGTCAAATAATGGTCTGGACTCAAAACCCCGCAATACTCACCGGGCAGGAGAACATTAAGGCAACCGCAACCGATAGCCTCTAGGTGTCTAGGGCTTACAATCCGGCCCCTCTTGTCGCCAGCCTCCGCACCAGGCATTGCTTTGCACCGATTAAGAAATGCGGCCCAATGCCCTCTTTTTTTAAAGTCGGCATCAAACTTGATGTCCGATCCGCTTACCCTATGGAACGATTTAATAATCTCGTTCCTAGCGTCATAAATCCCTTTGCGGTATAGATTCCCCCTGAACCCGAAAGAAATATCCCTTTCAGTTTTTTTGTTGTAAAAGACTTTAGGGTTCAGAGCATGAGGCAAGGAAATTGTAGGGTAGTCATACAACCTCCCATCCGGTAACTGAGTGCAGATAAAGTCCGCATTCAGCATTTCAGCAAGCTCTTTTCTTTCTGTTACGTGCTTAAATTCATTCGTGAAGAAAAGAACAACCTTTCCCCGCCTGGAAAGAATGTTGTCTATCATCCACTTCGGGAAAATACCGTCATGCGCCCCTACTGAGTGCTGAACAACAATTAAATCAGCATCCAGCTTTTGGGGTTTATCTATTAACTCGGCCCCAACATCAGAAAAAGCGTCGAGCCAGTCCTTGTCGTAACTGTAATCACGATTTACGTACAGGACTTGGATGTGCATTTATCAAACTCAGACTTAACAATCCTGTAAACCATCTCAGGGTCTATCGCTTTTGCCTTTTTCTCACAGTGAGGGCATTTCTTTGCAAACGTCCCGCAAGGCTCAGACCCGTCATGTATGTTTACCTGCGTGTCATACCCCAAGTGTCTAGGAGAAGAATAACCACCCCATATAACAACAGCAGGAACCCCAATAGCGGCAGCAGCATGATGCAAAGCGCCATCCGTAGTAACAAGCAGGGCAGCGCCAGAAAGAAATTGGAGCGCATCTCTAAACCTGTTCGTTTCGATCTGTTGAACCTTGACAATCGGCAAATCCCTTGAGAGAAGGTCATCCCAATACGGATACGCCTTGTTAATGGTAAAAGGCATATTCGGGTCTTTTTTAGTCCGAGTCTCAACCAGAATCTTCCCAGACAGACGGTCGGACTTCCTTAACCCAAACAACTCACCGGCTAAAGGTCGGTAATGGTCGTTGAAATATAAACGGCCATTTTTAACCTGACTGATATACGGTCGATAACCGGGGAAGTTATGAACCCAAACCCCGCCCTCATCCTCTCCCGCGATTCTGGGGTTGTCCTTTAGAATTTCAGGCTCGTAAAACCTTTTTTTACCATCCCCAAAAATACATTTCTTGCCGGTCTGTATGTTTAACTCTCTTGCCTCGCCTGTGGCGAGAATCCAATCCCCTAATCCCATACGAGTTTCGCTATCACTTCACCCCAAGTCTTGTCCTCTTGGGTAATCAGCCTCATGCTTCGATACCACGGCATAAAAGGCCTTGCGTATCGCCACTGATGGTAAGTAGGGATAAGGGCAATCGTCTTAACGCCAATCGCAGCGGAACAATGCAAAGCCGTTGTGTTCACCCCGATTACAAGATCAAGGGCGGAAATCAGCCCTGCCGTGTCGTCGTAGTCTTTACTTTGAGTGATCGTGTTGAACTGATGCACATGGACATCGTTCAGCTCACAGAACATCTCTAAATCAGGGTTAGGCTTGTAATCCAGAGAAACAAACTCGTAACCCTTTGTTTGTAGAACAGGAAGCCAATCCTCTAATTCGATCTTCCGGCCCTTCTCGTTCGTATGCCTCCCGCCACCGTGGGTTGTGATCCCCACGACTTTCTTGCCCCATGACTTAAACAGGGCTTGCCACATCAGTTTTCTGTCAGGGCAGGGAACGAGATAAGGTGTGCCAGGAAAGTCTTTGTCTTTCTTCCTGAAAAACTCCGGTAATCCCCCAATCGCCACCCTAGCCTCTATTGAGGCACCGGCAACCCACGGTGGAGAGGGATCAAGCCTTGTTCCGTGAACCTCTGCTTTAGGGAAAGACCTTTTAAACAGACCCGTTAGTTTAGGATCGCAGTCAATCCAGACCTTTTGAGAGGTTTCTATCAGATCGGGAACACAAGACCCGTAGAAAATCTCATCCCCTAAACCCTGCTCACCGTAAACAACCACCCGTTTATCAGGAGAGCCATCCCATCGCTTTTCCTCTCCGTAAACCCATTCCTTCCGATACTTACACCCTAAAGACTTGCCCCAATGACTCCACCCGTTTTCCCAATCGCCTTTAGCTAACAGAGCGTGAGCGAGGTTTAACTCTGCGCTGAGTTCCTTCGGGTCGCACTCTAGGGCCAGCTTCGCGGACTTCTCACAATCATCCCAATTAGAGGTCTGTGCGAACGTGGCCGCAGCGTTTGTGTAAGCGTGAGCGTATGAAGGGTCTAATTCCGCAGACTTCAGGTAACAGTTAATCGCTTCCTTATACCTTCCCAACTCATGCGACGATCTACCAAGAGAACACCAGACAGTCTTATTCGGAGATTCCTGAAGCGCCCGCCTGAAATACTGAAAAGCAAACGCCGGTTGCTCAGACATTAAGTAGATATATCCCATGTAATGCAGAGTCGCCGCATCATCAGGGTAATGCTCCAATGCCGCGTAAATTAACGGCAGGGCTTCGTCAAAATTGCTTTCTTCTGTTAGTTTTTTTATAGCAAGCTGGCACTCCAACAACTCATTTTTTGTCATGCTTGACTTTGGGTCTCCAGAGTTTTGCGTCAGTTGCCTTCAAATACGGGTAGTTCTGCTCGATCTCCTGAATGAGCCTCTTTGTGCAGTTCTTGTCGTAAATGTTGATGCCTTTTTTTCTTAGCTCAAGCTCAACAATGGGGGGTATAGAGGCAAAATGCGCGAATGACTGTTTAACCCCCTTTTTCCATGCCTCCGGGTCGTTCTTCTTTTTTTGAAGATCGTCCAGAATTTCGCTAACGTCCTGAACCGATGTAATCGCCATCGTGTCGGTCAGTTCGTCATAGTCAAAATACTGCGTAACCCCTGTATCCGGGTTATGGTCGAAAAGTAGTGGCATAAAAAAAGGGGCTGACCGAAGCCAGCCCCAATGTTGGTTAGTTAGTATTACAGGCCAACGTCCTGAACCTTCGCATGGGCGTTGCTGTTTTGAACAACCAGCGTCCACTCGCACACGATTTGGTAGTTGGTGCTATCACCGATCTTCGCCAGTTCTTCCTTCTGCATCGGGCGCAGGGTAGCGATACCGACGTATTCAGGATCAACGCACAGCACAGCCTGATCGCGGCATTGACGCGACAGTTTGACCATGTGATTCCCGAAGTCAGAGGTATAAACGTCCGCAGCGCCAACGATACGGGCTTGAGTAACGCCCTTAACTTCGTTGTATTTCGTGGCAATACCAGTGAAGGCCGAGAAACGGGCCTTGTTGGTCGCAGACATCAGAACAACGGAGGGGTCGCCACCGTCAGTCCACGCGGCTTGAAGTGCGCTCTGAAGGTCGGACTCAATGAACGTCGCTTGAGTTCCGTCAGTCGGAGCAGCACACGCACCCGAAGCAAAGCCCGGAGTCGTGCCGGTGGTGTTCGCCGCGCCGCCGAGCTTGGCAAGGATACGGTTCCCACCGATCCAAGACTCAAGACCTGCGGAACTACGCGCAGCACCCGTGCCACCAGCAGACGACGCTTGGTTACGAATCGCGGCGTATTCCATGTCGAGCCGCAGTTCCTTACCGCGCTTGGTCAGTTGGTAGGCAATCTCCGACTTACGGCCATACTTGCGAATGGCATCAGCAGTCTTGGAGATTTTCACGGTTTTGCTGGAAATCTGACAGTAGTTGCTGTTGACAGTCGTCGGCGCAGCAGTCGCGTAAGTCGCATCAAGACCCTCAAGCTGACGGTTAGAGCCTTGTGCGGCCAGCGTGTCGATCTGCCACTGATGCAGGGTCGCATTAGCCTTGAACTTCTTTGCCATCGAAATCAGCGGGGTTTCTTCGGGCGAGATGTCGAAAATGGTATCTTGGAAATCTTCTGCAAGTCCGGTCAGACCGGAGTATGTGTTGGTTGCGGCAATAGCCATGATTGTTCCTTAAAGTGTTTTTTCAATCAGCCTTGCAGCGTCCTCAAGTCGGCCTCGTTTGCTTAAATTCTCTTTAAGCTGCCTGATCTCGGATTTACTCGCTGCGTTGCTGTCCTTAGAACCGGGTTTTACAACCGGGGGCTTCCCGGCAACCTTGTTCTGCGTCTGCGGTTTACTGGACTGAAGTTTCCGAAACTGCGAAGCCTCCCAAAGCACCCGAACCATTCGGGGATCGACAACAGAGGACAATTCCTGCTCGGTAAAGCCGATTGCCTTGCCTGTGTCGCGGAGTTCCTTCGCCCGTTCTGCGCTCCAATCGGGTATGTCCCGCTTGAGTTGTTCAACGCCCTTTTCAAGCAATTCCCGATGTTGGGCTTGTTGCTGTTGAGCCATAAACTCTTGTTTTTGGTTCAATTCGGCCACCAGCTTATTGCGCTGGTTTGTCAGTTGCGAAAACTGATAAAAAAGTTTCTGAGCCTGAACCGGGTCACTGTCCGTTAGTGCGTTCCAATCCACAGAGTTGAATTGCTCTATGGATTCATCCACGGATGTGATTTTCGCAAAATCTTTAATCAAAGCCGATTGCAGGGCGGCTCGCTCCTGAAGCATCGACTCTTGAGCCTTAATAGCTTGAGCCTGCGCCTCAATCTGCTTGCGCTCATCTGCGAGACTTTGAGTTTTCTTGGTGTAGTCATAGCCCTGTTGAGCCAGTTCCACGACCTCATCAAGATTCTTCTCTATTTCTTCCCCATTCCATTTAAGTCTTACCTTCGCGGGTTGGGCTTCTTCAGCCTCCTGCTCCGGCTCGACTTCTTCTTCCTGGGGCTGCTCCTCTTGGGCCTCAAGCTGAGGCTCATCGGTAGCTTCGGCGCTTTCCTGTTCTTCTCTGTCAAGCAGCGCCATCATGCGTTCTTCTGGCGACTGCCCTTCGGCTTGGTCGGTCATAAATACCTCAGTCTTACCGGCTTAATCTGCGTCCGCCGGTTGCCATGTCTCACGACAGAGGGCTAGAACCCTTGCAGAAGGGTATTAAGCAATGCCTCTCAGTTTATGAACGACATTGCCTTCAATCTGAATCCTTGCCATCTTCCCCGTCTGCATCACGGTGGTAAGGTTTTTCTCAATCTGGTTAATCAACTGCAAGGCTATGACAAGCCGGTTATGGGTTTTGTCATCACCCATCGGACTCTGCCCCATCGCGTCAACCACGCCCTTCCTGACGCTTTCTATGGCGTGTTTATAGACCTCGGAGTTAAGAATCCTGTCCGCTTCGTCGCCTTTGATGATTTCCTGGTAAGACTTATCTTCCATTACATACTCAGTAAAAGGATTTCAATGTCGTTTTCATCCTCAATCATTCTTAAATAACGCTTGATCCCCATGTCTAATATCTTCGATTGAATCAGTAACAACTCATCAACCGCCTTAATTTCAAACAGGTAATCAATACGCCTAGATTCTTCTGGAAGCCCAGACTTCAGAACTTCAGCATCTAATACCTTCGGCTTGAATCTGCGCTTTTTAGGCTTAAACCCGTCAGCGTAATCAACCTGTGCCTCTGCCTCAAGATAAGCCTCGACCTGTTGCTTGCTGCTAAACAGCAATATCTGTCCATCGCGTTCCAGATAAAGCCTAGTTCCTGCCTTTTTTCTTTTCTTGCTGCCACCTAATCCGCCTGGGGCTTGACCAAACATCCCCAGGTTCATCAACAACGGCAGGAGCATTACGTCGCCTGATATTGATTCAGTGAGAATCTACAGCTAATGCCCACGCTGTTTGAGTCACTATCCGCAACGAAATACAGAACGTCCGTAGGGTTCATGGCGAACCCAATGGGATCAGTAAAGGTAGCGTCCAGCGCGACTGCTGTGTCTACCGTCGTCCTGAAAATCTCGTAACGGGTATTAAACTCCCTGTTGTATATGTAGCCCTTAACCAGAATCGTCGCTGTTTTGGTCGACGCCTGAACGGACAGAAAAAGAAACTTCGCTATTGCAGTATGATTCGATCCGTTAAAGAATATCGCTTGTTGAGTCACCGACTGCAATGCAGGGATGATCGCCTGAGTAGACCCGCCCGTTGTCGCAGTTACCGTGATTGCATTGGTGTTATACGTCGCGCCACCATTAGCCGCAACCACACAGCGGTTGATGCCCAATCCGCTAAAAGACGTTACATCCGTTCCCGTGTTTCCGAGCGTATGCGGCGTGATAGCCGGTAGCCCGTTAGAGTCGATGTAGTAGAAATACAACTGAGTCGCACCAGTGGTTCCTAGCCCGTCAGTAGTATTGTTATACGTGATGGTGAACGTGCTGGCAGATGTCAGTATCGTGAAGTTACCAGACGCGTCCCATATTGATTCCTCGCCACCAGCAGCGGTTAAGCCCGTCCTGTATCCAAACTTATTCCAACCAGTGACACCAGACCTTAGGCCTAACCTGATCTCATCTTGTGGCAGGGTGGGTCTAACTGCAATCGCGTCATTATCCAGACCGAGGTTTTGATTCATCGGCGCTGACGGCTGCCCGAACTGCCCGTAATAGGTCGATAATTGAAACGTGGTCTGAATGGATGACCCGTTTACAAACCTCACCCTGAAGTAGCGCGGCCCCTTAACAGCCGTATGGAACTCGTGGATGTTCGCCGCCACAGCAAAACCCGACGACGGGAACGTCCGCCAATCCGTTCCGTTGACAGAGAAATCAAAATACAACGTCCCTGCAACATTGGAGAAACAAGACACCATTACGTCGGGGTGAACATTCAACTCCGATGTGCCGGTGTAGGTTTCATCAGCACCAAGTGCTGTCGTTGTTGAGTTACCACCACTCAGGCCACCGCCGATATAAACAACCTGAGTCTTAACACCACTCTCGTCTATCGTGTGGATTACATCCCCGTGGTTGCCGGGGTTTAACTGCGTGTTATTACTCATTAAGCAGGAGCAACACCAACAGCCCGCCCATTCTCATCCCTGACAATCTGTTTGGGGGAGTTTAAAGACTGAATCACCGCTTGAAGTCCCTGCATTACAGCATTGGATTGATCCGCGCCCTGAGAGCCTTTAGCCTTCTCAAGAATCCCGCTTAACTCGACACTGTGCTGCTTCATCTGCATTGCAGCGTCGTTCTGGGCCTTCATCGCCTCAATCTCTTTCTTAGCCTGAAGCTCCAACTGAACCTTTTGTAAGGTAGTCTCGGCCGCAAGTTGAGCCTTCCACCTCTCAAGTTCCATCTGAGCCTGAATCTTCGCCTGTTCTATGGCAACGTCATTCTGTGACCTGACCTGCTCATGCTGTAGCTGCATCTGTGCCTTCTGAGCGTCAGCCTCCGACTGGAACCTGACCCTGTCCTGCTCGGCCTGAATCTTCATCTGCTCAACTTGCATCTGACCCTGAGCCTTAATCATCTCCGGGTCTGGACGGGGTTCCTGAGGGGGAGCCTTTGCCGGGTCAGTCCAGAATTCCTCTGGATTCTTAAATCCTGCGTTCTGAGTGAGCTTAACCAGTGCGTTGTAAATGTTAGAGGGTGTCGCAACACCGATCTGAATAGCCTCCTTCTGGGCTTGAAGGATCGTAACGATATGGGCTAACTGCTGGTCTTTGTTACCCGTTCCAAGACCTACACTTACAGTCATGTCCTTGCGGTCTTTCCATTCCCTCGGATCGACCTCAACCCACTCATTCCTCAGTCTTACAATATCGGGCTTGGTGTAATACTTCCTCACCAGACGATGAACCAGCATGAACAACTCTTTAACGCCGGTTTCCGCGATAGTCCTTGCCACAAGCTCAAGTCGGGCCTGTGAAGCAGTCATTAACAACTGAACCCCGGTAGCGGTCTTGTGGAGTGAATTGGCATCCAAGACCTGAGACTGCGCCATAACACCCGTGCGCTTCTCTTTCATCGCGTCCAGGTATTCGATCATCGAAAACGAAGTAGGCGGGAAAGGCGTGTGAGACAAAGGCATCAAAGCCCCCGCCAAGTCTCCACCCTGAACCCGAACCACACCGCCCGGACGTGAGGTCAGCATGTCCTCAAGGTTCACCCTGTCAGATATGGCATAGCGTCCGTTGTTGGACAGGTACATGTTGTCCAACTGACCCCGGAGCATCGTGGACTTAATAACCTGTATATCTTTGGTTAAGTCCGAGTAAGACCGCCCGATATGTCTATGCGGCATGACCATCGGCGTAATACACGCAAAAGGAATAATCTCCGCTTCTTCCTCATGGACAATCTTGTTACCGATGACAACATACCTTTTAAGTTCCCCGTCTATACGGTAGTAAGTGTCTTTTACGAGATATCCGTTTTGCTCCTCGTAATTGCTCTCGGAGTACAGGTCGCGGTTGCTCGACTCCTCCATGAACCGGTCTGTTTCTTCAGCCGCGCCCTCGGGGACTTCCCACCCATTCGCCTCTATGTCCGCCCTCGACATCTGTTCACGATGCTGCACAAAACGAGCGTTCTGTAGGCTTACGGTCTTGGTGTCCACAGAAACCATAATCGCCTCTGGAGCCACGTTATCAATCTTGATACATCCGTAATTCTTGGTGCATTTGATCTTAACGTCATGCAGATTCGGGACTTGGGGCTGCACCATCATCGGCCCGCCCATAGCCTGCTGCTGTTGCATGTGCTGGTTGATAAGACTCTGGGCCATCGGGTCTGGATACTCGGTATGCTCCAAGACCTCAACGCCAGAATCATTGACGATCATCGACAACTGCTCATCAGAAAGACCGCGATACGATTCAGTCTCGCAGTTCTCCTCCTCCTCATACCAGACTTTTACATAACCGTTCTTCGAGAGCAGCGCATCCTTGATCCAAGTGTAAAAGATCGCATATCCGTTGTTCTTCTCCATGACAACGTGATTAATGTATTCGGTTTCCTGCTTGGCACCAGGCTCATCTTCCCTGCCCTTTGGGTCAAACCTTACGACTTCATCACCGGATACGAATATCTTAATAAGTTGAGGCAAAGCCGTTTCTATCGTGTCCTGAACATCATAGGAGACAACCTGCGAACGACCCTCGACCTCTGTGCCGAGCTTCCCGCCAACGTATAGATTAAGAGCTTCAGCCCTCTCCCCGGTCAGTTGGGAATCGTTAATCCCGTAAGCCTGACCTTCCTCCTGCTCTATCTTTGCAATAAGTTCTTCAGGGGTCATACGATTCCAGCATTCTGATAGTTGATCGGCTTCCACGCTTGAGCAGTCGCCAGCCTAGCGCCCTCACAGGCATATCGGAGACTGTCAATACAGTGGTTGTTTTTATCTTCCAAAATCGGCAAGACCTTCCCGGTAAGTTCGTCGGTCTTATACCGATAAAGCGTTAATTCATCTATGACATGCCTGCACCGTGGATGCACCACGATGTCAAACGTCTGCAAGAAGGCCACGCCTTCCTCGAGAGACTTCGGCCCCTTAATCGCGGGGTTGATCTTCGGGAACCCATGCCTCTGTAAGTAGTCAATCGTTTCAGGCCGGGCTGAGTCTGCGGTGATAAACCACTTCCTTGAATCGGGAACACGGTCAAAGAGGTTTGGCAGGTTATCTATCTCACAACCTACCAAGTAAGCCTCGTAATCCACATACAAACGCTTGCCGTCGATGTAACACCGGACTAATACAGAAGGATCAACACTGAATCCCCAATCCGCGCCTAGTCTGTAAGTCGCTGTCTTGGGAGATTCAAACTCCTCCACGACCCAGTTCTTAAAGACTCTCGCCTCGGAATGGGTCTGATACTCGCCCTCCCAGATATGAAGGTATTTATCGCTGTCCCGCTTACGATCCCACTCAAGCTCTTTCTTCAAGACTTCAGGAAAGAACGGGTTTAAATCCCAATTAACTTTTCGGACTATCGCGCCAGGAGGAGAGCCATGCGGCCCTCGAAATAACTTATCCACAGGATCATCAGGACTCTCAGGATTCCACTCAGCCCATATCTCAGAACCCGGCTTCCTGACCGTGGGGATTAGTAAATCCCAACTTCTCTGCGAGACTTTATTCGCCTCAAAGACTGCGGCTATATCCAAACCCTCAGTGGACTTCACCGCGTCAGGGTTTGTCCTCAATCCGTTAAATATAAACAGACTACCGTTTATCCCCCGAATTTCCGTGTCCGTGCTTTCGTAAAAGCCTTTGGGTAACTCCCTGATCTTGTCATCAAGAAGTCTCTTAACAGAGTCCCTTATGGACTTCTGTATCTCCCGAAAGCAGCCAATCCTCAAAGGCTCTTGCATTGCCTTAATTAACAACGCAGCAGCAAATGAATGAGACTTAGCCGACCCTCGACCACCATAAGCAGCCCGATACCTTACAGGCCCGCCATCCTCGGCTTTCTCATCAAACAAAAACTGGAACGCTTCAGGCAGCTTTAATGAACTCAACCGTTACCTTCGCTTGCAGCGGGTTTTCCTCATCACCAGCAATTACCGTCGCAGTCTTACCGTCCATCCTCTCGCTGACCTCTTTCCAGGCATCCCTGTCACCTTCAGCAGCAGCACTTATGACTTTATCCGCGACTTTGGAAAGACCTACGTCTATATCCCCCTCACCGATTCTAGCTAGGGCTTTCTCAAGGGCTTTCTTCCATCGCTTACCCTTGACGTAGTTATGATTTCCTTCAGGCGCGGCCATAGTTAAGGTGAAAGCTAAACTTTTGATTGTTATTAAGTTTCATATTTGTTGTTTTTGTGAGGAACAAATATCCAGAACCTTTATAGGCTCCATCATGGATATTCTTTCCCTGTGCCAGTCTATGGACTGAGAACAATTTGAGTATTCTTTAAAACAAGGCGTTCCTAATGTGTAATGGATTAACTTGGCATCCTTGTTTTCAGGATATTCAATAGCCAACCAATTCCACTCTTTAGGAATCTCCCCTATTTCTTCATCATCTAACCACTGGAATCTGTGTAAGTAAGAGCCATCCTTCTTACTTACAAACTCAGGGGTTAATTTAAGATTTGAAAAGTGCTTACAGTTCCAGAGGATGACGCTAGACCAATTCTTCCTTTCGTAGTCCTCGTTCTTATTTCCCAAATACTTAAACTTCTGCCTTGTCTTGTAGTTATGTTTAACTACCATCACAGCCTTACCAAAAGGGTCAGCAAGATCGAATAACTTAACAATGTCATCCGTGACAACCATATCCCCGTCACAGAACAAGGCCCATCCGTTGTATCTATTTAAGTAAGGAACCAGGAACCTTGAGTAAATGAAATCATTAGACCCGTCCCTTCGGCCATCAAAGTTAATTAAATTCTTAGCCAAAGGAATGAACTGAACCGGCTTTGATGCATGTCTTATTACGGAATTACAGAACGTGTGATAGGCGACGGATTCTCTTGGGTCGTAGCCGACGAAAATACTAAGCATTTGGTCTTGGGTGGTTTCCTATGTCGTATCTGCTCTCGTAACACTCCATCCCCATCCAATCATCAGGAGGGAACATGATCTCTTTCGTTTTTGAGTAAGGGTGATTAACTGGATTTGACTTACAAACACCATAAAGAAAACCAGCTTTGTCTTTCTTATCATGTGGAACCAATAAAAAACCCGCAATTAAGCGGGTTGAGAATAGGTGCCTACTGGACTGCGTTTGCGGCGACCTGGGCTTACGTCCGGCGTTGTTGTCCGGCTCACCAGTAGTTCCGCAACATCCGCCTTTCGGCTATTTGGCGGCAGGGCTTGACCGATAAGTCGTAAAACGCTCTAGGTGAACTTATAGCTGGTCTCCAAATACTTCTTAGCAAGCTCCTC